GCCGCTGCCGCTGCCGCTGCCGCTGCCGCTGCCGCTGCCGCTGCCGCTGCCGCTGCCGCTGCCGCTGCCGCTGGACCCGCTGATGCTCGAGCCACACGAGACGATGGCGTACAGCTTACGCGTCGTGGACCCGACATACTGCGCCAGATACCGGCCCGTACGGTGGGCACCGAGCCCGGGCGGCGTCGGGTCAAACGCGTTCACGACGTATATGGGGCGGCCGTCGCCGTAGCCGACGTAGTGCCCGAGATGCGTAGAGAGCAGGATGGCTTTGCAGGCAAACGCGTAGACGCTGCGGCCTACGTTGCCGACGTATTGTCCAAGAAATGTCTGGCTACGGGTTAGCATCGACCGCCCACACCGCGGGTCCATCAATCCACGACCCGTTGGTCCACGCAACGAGACACGCGTCGTAATAGCCGTTGTCGTCCGGAATCGTAGTCTTCACCCGCACCATCTGCTCGAGATCCGCATACGCGACTTCGAATACGGGCAGCTGGTACGACGGGTGGATGCCCTGGCTCCGCGCGAGGTAGATACGGTCCTTCATGAGCTTCGCGCCGCCTACCTGCTCGATCAGGATCTGAGCCGACCCGGCAGTCCAGCTACCCGCCGCACCCTGTTTGTCAACGATGACACCTTGATACATATTCGACATGCTCGCTGTCGCTGATGTCACCTTCACCCACCTGTGCGTTGCCGGAAGGCACCCACCCGGCGCGCGGTTTTCTTCCCCGAGCAGCACCCGCTCTTCGACTGTACGGACAGCTTCAACGACCCGCCGCGTACCTTCTTCATCGAAGCCGATGATCTCATCAGTCATTGAGGAATACCATCTGGAGCTTGACTGTGGCCGTGTTTGCCTTCCACCGCAGCGTCACACCGGGCTCGACGCGAAAATACGCGTGCTCGTTGGGTTTGATGCGTCCGCAGGGTACCATCGCGCCCGAGTTCTTCGGTCCCCACGTCACGTAGTTCGTAGCATCGAGGTTGATGACCAGGAGCCAGCCGTTCGTGACGACCGACCCGACCGGCATGTCAGATTCAGCGAGCCCCACATCGACTACCGCATCATGGACGTAGAGCGCGTTCTGCGTCACATTGAGCGGGCGGTTCTGCATCAGATACGAGTACGCGCCGTTTTTGACGGTGAGCCCGACGCTGGTCTGGATCTCGTTCGCCATATCACAGCCCCAGATTCCTGAACGGCTGGCCCACCTTCAGGAGGTACTTTTTGTAGACCGGCGGTGCGTTGTCAGCCAGCTTACCGCCGTTGCCGTCGAGCAGTACTGGACCGTCGATGAGATTCCCCGCGTCGTCCATGTTGGGCATCTTGAAACCGTTTGCGAGATAGAACGGTCCGCAGTCGAGCACTTCGGACCACCACTTGCGCTCGCGGAAGGCGAACTGGTACGAGACATACCAGTAGAAGAAGTTGTTGTCGATTTTGCCCTGGGCGCGGATCTTGCGGCACTTGACCTGCCCGGGCGTGCACCCGAGCCACGTGTCCGTGTTCGTTGCGCCCGTGAACGCGAGAATGATGAGCGGATTGAAGATGATCTCGGGCCTGGCGACGTTCAGGATCAGAATCGTTTCCTCATCCTGGATCGGTTCCATCAGGTGCCCGGCGCTGTTGCGGATCGGACCCTTGTCCTCCCAGACGTTGCCGTCGTCGTCGCATTCGTATGCGGTGTAGATGCCGACCTGGCGGATCTCGGAATCCCAGCTGATCTCGACCGGTTGGAATTGCGGCATCTGTTGCTGCGGCGGAGGCGGGCTCGCCGGTCCGCCACCCGCTGTCGCGCCGCCGTAACCGTCAGCGATCCGCCCACCCTGCTGCGCCGCCGGGGTCATGCGTTCAGTGCGCGTGCTCTTGGGCGGTTCGTTGGACCATTCCGCGACGACAGTCCAGCGGAGCGGCGTATCCTTCTGCGGGTTGGCTTCGAGCCTGATGCACCGGGCATACGGGTCGGACCGCCCATCACGGTCCATGTAGGGCATGCCGATGTACGGGAACCCGGGAATCGTGGCGATCGCGAGCGGCCCGTCGTTCTTCGAGTCCGTCCGTACGACCCATGTACGAACGTAGTGCGAGTACCCGTTCTCGTCCTGCCACGCCCGCCGTTCTGTCCAGAGTTCGCTGACTGTCGGCATTAGAAGCTGGCCCTCGCAAACCGGTTCTGCTCGACTGCCTGCGCAGTCCGGCGCTGGTATTCTTCCTGGCGGCGCTGGACGTCGAGCTGCATCCTGATTGCGGCTTCGAGCCGCGCGCCCGGATCTGTCCGGGACGATTCACCGGCGGCGCGGGCCTGGACGATGGCCTGCGCCGCCTGCATCGAACCTTCGAGAAGCGCAGCTTGGGGCGTGAGAAACGTGGTCATCTGTTCGAGCTGCGCAGTAGCTGACGCTATGCCCCGACTGTACGACGTCCAGTTGATGCGACCCGCTGAGAGTTCAGTATGGAGCGTGCTGATCTGGTTCTGGAACACTTCGAGCGGTGTGGCTTGGATACCGATGCTCTGTTCGAATTCCTGCTGCACCTTTCGCTGCGCTGACGTGACGCCCTTGTAATCGAGCTCGTTCCGCTTGTACATGTCCTGCAGCGTGCGCATCTTTTCGTCGCGTTGGAGTCCGCGGCCGTCTACCCCCGCGGTACCCAGGACGCCTTGGACCAGCTGGGTCCGAGCACGCATGAACTGCGCCTCGGTCATGTTAGTCTGCGCCGCGACTTGCTGCAACGCATCGAGCTGTTGGTCGAACTGCTCTACGGCCGTTCCTTTGTAACCGAACTGCGCGCGGAGATGCTGGATGCTAAGATTCTTCGCCTGCGCGTCGCCCGACCGCCGTGCAGCCTCCTCGATGAGCTCCATCTGTTCGCGGATCTTTTCGGTCGGCGAGATCTGTTGCTCACGCAAAGCTTTGATCTTCTGTTCAGTTTCGAGCGTGTTCTGTTTCGAACGCGCTTCGGTCTCGAATATCTGGAGCTGCTCCCGAGTAATGCTGCGCTGTGACTTCAAGTCCGTGAGCGTGTTCTGCAGCTTGTTTTCGAAAGGCGTCTGCCCGACTTTTTCGATCTGTTCGTCAAGTTCCTGAAGGAACCCGGTCATCTTTGAGCTGATGGCCGATGAGCTCGCGGCGGCCTGCGCCTCCGGGGACATGAAATCGTTGTATGTGTCGTATGCTTCGCGGATCAGGCCGCCGATGCCCGCGCCGTTGAAACTGGCCGCCATTCGGTTGATCGCGCCACCGGTTCCTTCTGTCGCGAGTATCTTCAACCGTGATGCCGCCATGTGGTGCATGGTCGCATCCAAACCCATCATGGTCGGTTCAAACGTGCTCGCCCACCGTCCGAGATTCATCTGCGCAGCTTTCTTCATCATCTGCTGCGCATCGCCGAGATTTTCAGTCTGCTCAAAGATCGCGCGGTCCGATTCCGTGACGTTGAGTCCGTACTTGTAGCCGAATGCGAGACGCCCTTCGAGTTCTTCGCGCGAGCGCCCGAGCAGGTTGCCCATGCGCATCATCATCTGCGGCCGCAGGTTGAAGAGCTCCTGGTACATGTGAGCCCGTTCAGCATGCGGCAACTTGTCCATTGCACCGACGAGGTCGAGGATGACGTCCTTCGCGTTGTTCCCCTCGATGTACGTCCGCTCGAGTCCCATCCGCCGGAATAGCGGGACCTTGCTTACGTCGGCCGCCGCCGCGTTGTAACGGTTGACGACCATAGCGAGCTCCGACCATCCCAGTTCGAGCTCGCCCATGATATTCAGATCGTACATCGCAGAAGTCGACAGGCCGATGTTCTTCGCCATCTCCTGTACTTCGCGACCCTCTTCCGTAAATGCCGTGAACGATTCATGGGCCGCGTGAGCAAACTGCTTCGCGGCGTCGACCGCTGCGCCGCCTAATTCTTGACCGATGCTCAGCGCGGCGCCGACCCCGACGCCGCCCGCCAGCAGGCCCGAGAGCGGTTTGAGCAACGATCCCATGCTACCGAGCTTGCTCGCGTGCGCCTTGATGAAGCCCTCGAGCTTCTCACCGGCTTTCGCGAGACCGCTCTCCCACCCTCGGGCGTCGACTCCCAGCGCAAGATTTACGTCGCCGACCGATTCAGCCATCGTCCCGCAACTCCAATTTCCCGCCCGCGTTCGCTACTGAAACCATCCATGCGGCGCGCGGATCCACGGGTCCAGCCAGCGAATCGAAGACCTCGCGCGGGTGACCGCCGCGCATCGAGCACACGATCATTGCCGCGCGCAAATCTTCGCGGAGCGGACCGAAAGGCGCCACCTGCGCATAATCGATCCACCACTCGAGCTGCTGCGGCGTCAAGTCAGCGGCGAGTTGAACGACGTCCCGCTCCCCGAGGGCGATGGCGAGGGTGTGGAGGAAGAAGAGGAGGGGACGTCGCCGAGGTTTTTTGAGGCTGGTGCCTCGTCCTCGCCGTCGTCGCTGTCACCACCGTTCTTCTTTACCACGCCGCATACCTCCAACACGTCATCGTGGAGCTTTTTGAGGAGCGCGGTTCCAATCTGCGGCCGCAGGTCTTCCTCCGGGGCGCACAGCGGGGTGCCGTCTTCCTCGCAGAGCGCGCACGCGACCGAACGCGCCATCGTCTCGGCGCCCGTGTGGGTCTCCGCGTACGTCTCGATCCCGAGCCTCTCGAGCACGGTCAGTTCTCGGACGTATGCCGGAAACTCCGACCAGGGCCTGAGATCGACGGGGATCATGCGCGGCCGGTACTTGATGCGGTCCTTGAAGAGCGGCACCGATCACCTCACAACGAGGGTCTTGACGCTGGTCACCGAGCTGTACGTGATGCCCGCCTGACCATTCGCGTCGTTGTACAGCCCGGTGGGAAACGGCCCGATGAGGGACGTCTTTCCCGCGGGCACCGCAACAGTCTTGGGCGTGAGGACGCTGCCATCGACGCTGCCACCCAGTCCGTAGGTGAGCGTGATGGTAATCGACGAGCCGCCGCCGTTGTGGACCAGGACCAGCTCCGTGCCGGTGTTGACCCACTTGTCACCCGCCACATCGGCGGCGGCACCCACGGTAGAGGGCTCGAGCCCGGCGCGGGTGAGCGACGTGATGTTGAGCACTGCCATGAAATGCTAGCTCCCTTGGGTGTAGGTGTAATCCCCGGTGACGACCGCCGTGCCGGCCATCACGGCCTTGTTCGTGTCGTCAGCGGAGATCTCCTCGAGGCCGAACTCACTGAGCCACCCGCTGAACACGATCGTGGTGGGCGTCACCTCGTTCGCGTACAGCGGCAGCTTCACGCGGAACTTGAGCGGCGTGGCGTTGTCGAACAGGCCCTTGAGCGTGGCATAGATGCCCTTGTTCATGCGGGCCTTGAACTGGACCTCGCCGGGGTCGCGCCACCCCGGCGCGTATTCCTTGGTGTCGTTGACGCTGTCCAGCGTCGTGTCCTCGATCTTGCCGCGCTTCTGCTTGGGCGGTGAAACGTTGGTGCACTTCGGAATGGGCGTCCACGTGCTCCCGTTGTCGATCGAGTATTCGAAAGTCGTCCCGCGCGTCATGTTCGGGTATTGAAACGTCGGCATTTGTCAATCCTCAAATGTGACAGCGAGCGTCAGCGTTTCGAGGTTCTCGCCGACGTCATCGCCGAACGGCCCGCTAAAGAACGTGTCAGACCCGCTGTCTGCCACGCGGCAGTCCACCACTCGGCGGTCGCCGAAAACTACCGGGAAGCGCAAACGGTTCACGGCCGTTCGCACACTGTCAAAGATCTCGTCGAGCTGGGCGGCGGACACTGCCCAGCCCCGCAGCTCGATCCGCACAGTGGGCACGCCGTCGGTACCGCCCTCGAGCACCGCGTCGTCGTCCCGACCCGTCTGCTGCAGGACCACCGCGGGGCCGGACTCGTTGCGACGACGCGGCGAGAACGATACGCGGTCCGCTACGTACGGCAGGTCCAGGGTCGCGAGCCACGCGACGATAGCCGCTTTTATCGTCACGGTTTGGACCTCAACTGCTCGGCGATTTTTTCGCGGATGACTTCCAGCGTAGTGCGGACCGCCTGCGCGCCGGTCTGCGCCCATGTCTGCCGCAGGAAGTCCATCGGGCCCGCGTGGTCCGTACCGCCCTCGACGAAGCGGATGTAGATATCCGGCGGAAGGATGCGGTCGTTTTCCTTGCGCGCCTCGCGGAGTTTTGCACCCCACTTCGAAAACACCTTATCACCGCTTCGTCTCACGCGGAAACCGCGCCGAGCACCGACGATGGCTTTTGCCCGCGGTTCTTTCCCGTGTACACGGACAACGAACCCGATCGACTTCTTCAGCAGGCCGCGAAGGTCTTCGAGCTCGGGCCGGATCTCGGCTGACGTGGATGAGAGCAGCGGGGCATTCGACTTTGCGGCTTTTGCTACTGGCCGGATGCCGCGCATCAGCGCGAGATAGAGAATGCGGTTGCGCATCGAACGCGAAAGTGCGAGCAGCCGCTTCCGCGTAACGTCATCCCCCTTAAAGGTGAGCATGACGCCGCCAACGTTAAGCGCTCGCATTTTCAGTCCCCGCAGTCTCGACCCATTGACGGCGCCCGTCCGTGTCGACGCAGAGCGGAATGTTGACGTACGTCCCGCGCGGCGTTTTGAGCCTGCAGTGCTGCGTAGTCAGCGCCTCCAGGTACCTCATCCGCAGCTTGTGTTGCCACACGGTCCGGGTACCGTCAGCGAATGCGACCTCGACGGGTTGCGACTGAAGCGGCCACACCCATATCTCAGCGATAGGACGCCAGTCGGGCGCCTTCACGCCGTATGCATCGCGCGGCGCAGCCACGTGGTTACGTTCGAGGACCCAGAGTTCCGCTCGCACATTCGCCATCAGAATCCCGGGACCCAGTAGGGCATGAGCAGGTCTTCGACCGCTCTTGGCAAGGCGGCATCAGTCTCGCCGCGGTTATCAAACATCCACCGTGTCAGCATCTGGGCTGCGAGCACGATCTCGTCCGGAACGAGTTCCGGCGAGGCATACCCGCACACCACCGTGATCCTGATCGCGTTGAGCACAGCGTCGGCGGCGGGCCATTCAGCGGACCCCGCAAGGGCGATGCGCGCCGGCTCGCTCACCGCGTCGACACGGTATACGGACGGGTCCAGCAATCTCAGCTGGCCGCCGCTCATGTATTCGAGTTTCGTCACGGATTGGAGCGGCGGCATCGGAATGCGGAACTGCCGCTCGGGATCGTGGACCCAGTTGTATGTGGCGCCGTAGCTCGAACCCGACCAGCTCCGGTTCGGAAACCGGTCGTAGCAGAATTCCCATGTCTGCGTCAGGAGAGCGCGGCTCATGACGTGTTCGCACCGCCGGACAGCAGCCCGTCCGCGCCGGTCGAGCAGCTTCAGTTCCGACGAGGCCGTGACCTGGCAATGGGTCTTGAGCTCGTCCAGATCCAGAAGCTGCCCGACCGGCGGAACGGTCTGCCGGCCGACGACGCGCTGCGCCTGCATCGGCTACACCCCGGGACCGATGAGCTTCGACGCCGCCAGGCCCACCTGCGTCACCGGCCGGTTGCGCGACCGGTACTGGATGGCGAAGACGCCGTCGATGACCGCGTTCTGGGTCGCGCGGTTCACCGTGGGGTAGACGTAGCGGAAGGCGGGGCGGATCACGTCCAGGACGACGACCTTGTTGCTCGAGGTCGCCCCGGTGTGGTCCGCCGTCTTCCCGAGCGACGTGGCGCCCGACGTACTCGACGTGGTGTTGCCCTTGGCCTCCACGGACAGGACCGAGCCGTCCGTGACGGTGCCGAAAAGCGCCACGAACGCGACCGCATCATACCCCTTCATGTCGAGGATGCTGTCGGAGTCCACGTTCGTGGCGCCCGCGGCCTTGGAATTGGTCACTCGAGTGACTTTGCAGTCCTCGAGGATGGTCGCCAGAGAATCCACTGTGTATCCCCTTCGTAATGGGCGACGCCCTGCAACCCGGGGTGAACCCGGATCGCGTTTAGGCCATGGTCAGCTTGCGCACCGGAGCCGTGCCCGCATCCAGCAGGTGGCCGTCCGCCCGCATGAAGGCCACGAACCCTTCCTGGTCCGCGTCCGCGTACCGCTCGACGAGGCGCCGCAGGCGGATGCCCCGCACGCGCCGGATCTTGTACTTCTTGAACGCGCCGAACAGCACCGGGATCTTGCCGGTCGTCGGGTCGTCCATGCTGAGGTTGATGCACACCGGCTTGTTGAGCAGCGTGTCCGGCTGGAAGCCGCCCGCGAAGGAGCCGCCGGCCATCCACACGTACTCGCCGGTGCCGGAGTACTTCAGCTTGCGCACCAGCTTGGCGGTGACGTCGTTGAACATCCAGCCGGCCTGCTGCCGGTACGCGATGTCCAGCGAGTGCATGCAGTCGATGAGCTCGTCCGCGGTGATCGCGGAGCCGCCCGCCGTGGTGACGCCCGCCGAGGCCGCCGTGACGACGCCGGTCGGCATCGCCTGCCCGGTGCCCGTGGTGCACTCGTCGTTGAGCACGCGACCCAGCCGCTCACCGAGCGCGGAACCCAGGAACGTGGGGATGTCGAACGCCGCGTCGTCCATGAGCTCGACCGGGACCTTGACCAGCTTCGACGTGTACTTGTGCGCGTACCACGTCACGAGCCCGGTCACCGGGTCCTGGGTGTTGGTCGCCGCGGCGTCGTTCTCCGCGACCCGCACGCCCTTGTTGCCCGTGTCGTTGGCCGTCGGCCAGCTGAACGGCGCGCCCGTGTCGGTGTCCATGATGTCGACGACCTGGAGCAGGCTGCCGTAAGCCAGCAGCGCGACTTCCAGGTTGTTGATGAAACCGGCCGGGATCGTGTAGGCGCCGGCCGCACCCGTCTGCGCCGAGAGCGCGGCGTGGAAGTTGTTGCGGGCGATGTCGATGCTGTTGAAGTTGATGTCGAGGTAGCGGCGACCCGGACGCAGGCCCGTGACCTCCGCGGCGCGGAGCTGGTCCTTCGTCGGCTTGATGCCCTGCTGGTAGCGGCACCAGCCGGTGATCGCCGCGTTGTAATCCGCGGCCTGCGGGACCGGCGGCCGGTTCTTGCGGCTCTTGCCGCCCTGCGAGATGGGGATGACGGGCGGTGGTGTGTTCGCCACGGCCTCGTTGGCCGCCTTCACGCGTTCCGCCTGCTGCTCCAGCGCGATGCGGCGGGTGAGCGAGTCGAACTCGGTGTTCGCCGCCTCCCACTGCGCCGTCTCCTCCGCGGTGAAGTCCACCCACTGCGAGGGCGGCTTGTCGCGGTTGGCGGCGTCGAGACCCGCGCGGAGCTGCTCGATCCGTGCCGCGGCCTTGGCACGGGCCTCCAGCAACTCTTTCAGTGTCATGAAAACGACTCCCTGGGATACGCGTGGACACTAGACCATACTCATAACCCGACCAAACGGGACACTTCATTGGCCCTATCCGCGACCCGGGCAACCACGGCGGTCCGGCGCCGCGTCGCCTCAACGGGCGTGAGCGCGTGCACGACATCCTCGATCTTGAGCACGCCGTCGACCATACCGAGCCGCACGGCGTCGCTGGCGAGAAACATCCTGCCGTCGCCGAACTGCGCCTTCACGATAGCGGGCGTCGTCCGCCGCCCGTGTGCTACCGCGGCTACGAATTTCTCCGCGTACGCGTCCACTTTGGACCTGATGTCCGCGAGTACTTCGTCCGTGAGCGGCAGCTCGGGGGCCGCGCCGACCTTCGCGTCGCTGGACGCGATGTAAGTCGTCTTGACGCCCGCCTTTTCCTGCATCCTGCTGATGTCGACGTGCGGCACCACGATGCCGATAGACCCGACCTGACCGCTCGGTGTCACGTACGCGGCGGTACACTGGGAGAGCAGCCAGTAACCGGCGGACGCCGCGAGCGCGTCAGCGATACCGATCACGGGCTTGCGGGACGCGACCTCGGCGACCCGGCCCGCAAGCTCGGGAAGACCGAACACCGAACCGCCCGGCGAATCGATCGCGAGCACGATGCGGTCGATGCTAGGGTCACGAGCGAGCTTGATGATGCCGGCACTGAGGGCTTCCGCCGAGACGCCGCCGCTCGCCATCTCCATGGTGCCCGTGCGCGGAAGGATCGTACCGAAGACCGGAACGACGGCCGTCTTTCCGACAATCTGTGTTGTCGGTTCTTCCGCTGCGTCGGACATCGTCATAATGCGCGAACCCGCGGACCGGGCGCGCAAGACTCCTTCGATCTCCACCAGTTTCGAGGGCATGATAGCCCACGGCTGGTTGAAGAACGAGTTCATGATACAGGCGTATTTCATGATCGTTTCCTCTTGGCGAAGTAATGCCGGCTACGTCACTTCTTTTTCCCCATCACCCGGAGTGTGAATGCGAAGTACTCCGGATCCTTGTAGGCAAACACCACCGGGTCCGTGAACATTTTCTGCATGCCCATGGTATGGATCTCATGGGCATTGAACCCATTCCACGGTGGATACTCTTTACCCGCGTACGCGTCGCGAAACGAACTCTCAAACAGCCCTTCCCAGTTGTCCTTGCAGCCCTTACCGTGACCGCCCTGCAGCTCCTCTTTCGGCGCATACGCCGTCCGCTTGTCGTAAAATTCCTGGATCATGCGTTGAAGGTGCGGGTTGTCGTGTTCCATGCCGTGACCGTACTCGTGCACGAGGGTGTCTGCTCCGGCGTCCCTCCGCATCGTGATAGTCTTTACAGTCCCGCCACGATACGAACCCTTCGTGTTACGACCACCACCTCCAACTACGTCACGAATCTCCGGGCGATTGTTCCCGTCTACGTACTTCTTCAGAAATGCGTCTGCGGCCGCCCCGCGAGAGCTGTTACGATCCTTGCCAACCAAACCGTGGTCAGCCTGCTGCTCCTTCGGAAGTTCAAAGTTCCTCATGAACTCTCGGACAATGTCCGGGCTGCGCATCGCCATATACGCGTTGTCGAGGCTACTCTTCGCGCTACGCCACGCAGCTTCAGCCCGTTCGCGCTCCGGCGACCCCCACGCGTGCTTGCGGGTTTCCTCGGCTTTCTCGTTCTCGTTCCTGAACAGCGCCGCCATTTTTTCTTTCGACGGCAAGTTGAGTTTCTCCAGCGCGGCTTTCACGCGCTCGGTCGTCTGTTCATGCGTCTCGTGTTCGAGCGGGCTACCGCCCTTGGCCGGCTTCTCCGGCTTCTTCGGCTTCTCCGGTTTCTCCGGCTTCTCCGGCTTCTCCGGCTTCTCCGGCTTCTCCGGCTTCTTAGCTGCGCGCGCAGCTTTCCGCGCTGCGCGCGCTTTTTCGCGCTCAGCTTTTTTCGCCTCGCGCGCCTTTTCGCGCTCAGCTTTTTTCGCCTCGCGCGCCTTTGCACGCTCGGCTTTCCGTTCTGCGCGCGCCTTTGCGCGCTCGGCTTTCCGTTCTGCGCGCGCCTTTGCGCGTTCTGCGCGCGCCTTCTGTTTCGCGGCCCGTGCCTTCTGCCTCGCCTCGTTGCGCTTCTCGCGCGCTTTTTGGCGCGCGGCGCGCTTCTCGGCGCGCGCCTTCTGTTTCTCAGCCCGCGCCTTCGCACGGGCTTCGCGGCGCTCGGTCTTGGCCTTCAGCCTGGCAGCTTTTTTCTCTTCGCGCGCCTTTTTACGCTCGGCACGCGCTTTCTGGCGGTCGGCTTTCGAGACGCGTTCCTCGTTCTTGGGCGCATCACCGCCGCCGTCGCTCGTGAACTTGCCGTCCGGTCCACGCGCCTGGTCAGGGTTGAAAGCAGTCGGTTGCATCAGTACACCAGCTGTGGGTCAACGGGTTCACCTTCCGGCTCGACGACCACGATACCGTTGTAGTGCGGCAGCGCTTCGTAAAACGCCGCGATCCAGGGCCACGGGCCCGGGTAGTCCGCGGGGTATCTCCTCGCGAGGTCTGCTTCCAGGTCCGGAAGCGTCGCGTGCCACACGCCGTCGTCACCGATCCACGCCGACGCCAGTTCGGCATTGTGCACCGGTACGCGCATCTCACCCGGCCTGCTCATGTCTTCTGTCCCTCCAGCTGCTCGAGGATCCACACCGCGTGCGGCGTCATCTTTTCGCGGTACCGCGAGAGGAACAGCCGCGCCTCGGCCGAGATCTCAGCGAGGTCGACCTCCTCTTCGAGCAGCTGCGGTACAGCGAACAGGTGACCGTAATCACCCGTGTCGTCGAGCGCCGCCATGCCCTTGAATTCGCGCATGAGCTGGAGCGGGTCGCCGAGGTCGACACCCAGTTCCGCTGCCTCATCGATCCAGATGACCGCGCTCATTTTTTCCCTTTCAGCGATACAGTGCCCGCGTAGTTCCACTTGTCCAGATTCGTGGATGTCAGCGAAAAGGCCCCGATGCCTTCGCGCCAGTACGCGTGCACCTTGTTCTTCTCCGTGTCGACGACTGCGATCATCGTCGCAGGTTTCAAGCCGTGCTTCTCCGCATAAGCGCGCTTGCTCTCCATCTCAGCCGCTTTCGGCTTCGCCTTGTATTCCTTCGCGGCGGTCGTTACCGCCTTGATCTCGAACGCAATACCCGAGTGGTCGTATTCCGCATCCAGGGGATTCTGCCGCTGGCCCTCGGGCAGAATGCTTCGGAGCCCGAGCTTCTCCACAGCTTTCTCGGCAAGATCGCCGAGCGACGTGTTCGTGTGCCCAGTTGCCGTGAACCCGCCGGCTTTGCCCTTTCCGGTACCCTGCGGCGGCGGCGGCGCGCGCATCGGTTTGGAAGGCGGCGTGACGTCGTGCCGCTCGTGCGGCTTTGTAGGCCGGTTCGCGGCGGGATCCCTGCCCTTGCCCTTGCTGCCACCGCCGCCGCTGCCGAATTTTCCGTCGGGACCGCGTTCCTGGTCCGGCGAATACGCGCCCGGCCCCGTGTTTTTCGGCGGCTGTTTTCCGGGAGGCAGCACCGGTGGTTCTTTCGGCGCACCGGGGTCGGCCGGTTCCGCCGGCGCCCCGGGCGGCGTCTTGAAGTCGTCGCCGCCCTCGACCGGATCGAGACCCTCTTCGTCCCGGACTTCGTTCTGCACCATCCACGGTTGGCCGCCGAGCGCAGTCTTGAAATACGACGCCCGTGTGTTCGAGTCCACCCGCAGCAGCGTCTTGCGATCAAACTCGATCAGATGGCTGTCGTCCTGTTGCTGGTCAGTAGTGAGCAGCTTGTCCCACGCCTCTTCTTCCACAGCGATGCACCACTGCTCCAGCCCCTCAGCGAGGTAGAACATGTTCTCCTGCTCGAGCGAAGAATACGACTGCCGCGCCGTGTGCCCGAGCTTGTGCGCCGGAACGCCCGTGAAATTCGCGATGTCCAGAATCGTGAACTGCATCTGCTCGATCAGCTGCGCGTCAGCAGCACTGAACGTGATGCGGTTCGCCTTGAGCCCGCGATCGAGAATCGCCGTGCGGTGCGCGGCGTCCGATCCGGTGTGCATCTGGTCCCACTCCTCCTTGATCTTTTTGCGCACCGGATCCGGAATCGTGGCCGGCGTCTCAAGGATCACGCCGGGCTTCGCGCCGTTCTTGAAGAACACCGCCTGGTGCTTGCGCTGAGCCAGCCCGACGCCCAGGATCTCCGCCGCTTTCTGGACGATATTGTAACCGACGAGGCCGTCATCGTTGAAACCCCGGATGTGGAATACCTGCGAGCTGTCGTAGCGCCGAGTCCCCTCGGTCGGCGTTTCGACCACGTACCACAGCGTCTTTGCGTCTTCGAGCACCGGCGTCACGGTGCCGGGCGGAACCGGATACAGCCCGAGCGGGGAGCCGTCGCCGCGGCGCTGGATGAAGGAATACGCGTTCCCCGTAGTCAGCGCCTGCGCGACCATGAGCCGCTTCCACTGGAACGCGGTCATCAACGGGTTGGGTTTCCGCCGGAGCAGGAAGTACGCAGGGTGCTTCGTCGCGTCCTTCTTGCCCAGACCGGCGGCGACCTTCACCCGCTGGCGCACGATGAGCGGCATTTTGGCGACGTCCGCGGACAGCAGGTTCACCGCGCGCCACCACGGCGAGAGCTTCAACGCGCGCTCGCGGCTCACGCGCTCCCCGGACGGGGTGGGGCCGCCGAATGCGCCATCGTCGGTCCAGCCCTCATCGCCGTAGAGCGGAGTGCCGGGCCACTCTAGGGTTGCTTTGAACGCTTGGAGGAAACCCATTTCACCCTCGTCCCCATGGCACCCACGCTGATCAGGAACAGACCGCCCACGATCGTAGCCGCGGCTGGGTGCAACCATGCCGTACCGACGATGACCATGATGACGCCGGCAAGCGCTACGAGGTCCCATTGGTCCACGGTCCAGCCCCTTTCCATACACGCTCGAGCCGCCACGACTCGAAGCGCCCAACATGCCGCGAGCCGCTCGCTGTCCAGCGCGTGATGACACTACCATCGCTGCACACCGAGACGACGCGCATCGTGTGTACGTGCGGTTTCGCACGGAGGCGTACACGGTCACCAGCACTGAACACGGGTTTCATATCCAGCTCACCGTCGGGTAGCCGGAATCGTCCACCGAAGCGACGCCTATTGCAATCACGGTAGAAGTCACGCCGTCGATTTTGTCCGCAGAAGCCTTCTTGCATGGCCGTAGGTTCTCGTACGCATCAGTCTGGGCCGCCGCGTTTCCCACCATCCACTCCATGACGGGGTTGCCGTTGTGCTGTATCTCGCCATCCAGGATCATGGATTCAAACCGCTTCGACGGCGGCGACATCGCCAACATCGACTGGCCGTACGAGACGACATCGAACCCGTCTGTCATGAGCTGCGTCGAGATCTGCGTGGCGTTCCAGCGGTCGATGCCGATGCTCTTGATGTTGAAAACCAGCGACAGGTCGTTGATATCCTGACGGATGACGTCGTAGTCGATGACGTCGCCCGCGGTCTCCTTGATGTACCCCGCATCGATCCATTCGCGGTACCGTATGCGGTTCGATTCTGCCCGCCGCGCGTCCGCTCCAGCCGGCACCCAGAAGCGCTGCAGCATCCGACGGTGCTCGGGAAACCACAACGTCAGCGCCGCGATGTCCGTCGTGCTCGCGAGATCGAGGCCGGCGGTGCACGTTTCACCGTGCAGGCTCTCGTCGGTGTATTCGGCGTAGCAGTCGCGCCACTTTGCAACGTTGAGCCACAGCACGTTCTGCATCGTCCAGATGTTGAGGCGGTAGCGCTTGAACGTATTCTGCCGTGCGGGCTGCGCCTGCGCCTTGAGGCAGTCCTCACGCATCTGGTCCGGACGGATCGTGATGCCGTAGCTCGGGTTCGCGGTCTTCCAGGTCGCTTCGGCAGTCCAGTCCGCGCCCTCCGGCGCCGCGTAGATCAGCGGCAAGAAGGATGTGTCAGTGTTGAGGCCTTTGAGAATGCTCTCCGCGTACTTGTGCATTTCCCAGCAGATCGAAGTGCGGTCCCAACCGGCCGTGGTGATGTAGAAGAACAGCGGTTGCACCCGTGCCGCGCCGCCGTATTCGAGCGTGTCGATGAGATGCCGGTTCGGCTGGACGTGGAGCTCGTCGACGACGAGTCCGGAGATGTTGAAACCTTCCTTCGTGCGGTGTTCAGCCGACAGCGCACGGCAGAGGCTGCGGCTCTTCGGGTCGAGAATCGTCTTGCGGCTGCCGTAGACCTTGAGATGCCGTGCGAGTGCCTTGCTCGCCTCGACCATGTGCGCTGCTTCGCCGAAAACGATGCCCGCCTGGTCGCGGTCCGCCGCGGCGAAATACACTTCCGCGCCGGGTTCGTTGTCGCCGCAGAGCAGGTAGAGACCGACGCCCGCTGAAATCGTACTCTTCCCGTTTTTCTTCGGCACTTCGCAGTACACGCGCCTGAAACGCCGGGTGCCGTCGCTGCGCTTCCAGCCGAACGCCGGCGCAATCAGGTCCTTCCACTGCCAGTCGAGCAGTTCGAATTTCTTGCCGGCGTACGGTCCTTTGCTGTGACGCAAGAAGCGCTCGAAAAAGAAACGCACGCGGTCAGCGGCTTGCTGGTCAAACCAGCAGCCCTGATCGAGCGCGTGCTCGTCAGCCTTCGTGCGTACCCAGTCCATAGTGGACTATACTCGCAACCCGGGTCAACGGGACGAGATGGCGCGCAACACTTCTTCGACGAATTCGGTCGCCGCCTCCACGTTCCATACCTGCTGGATTACGAACTCGTCCCGCGCAGGCATCAACGTCGCGGGTGATCCCGCGTAGCGACCGCTCGGCATCTCCTTGTCGACGTACTGCAGCTGGAACATTACCGTGCGATAGAACCAGGGTGAGGTACCGATGATGATGCGGTCGAGATCCAGCGGTTCGCTGGCGCGTTTCACCGTGACGGAATACGTCCGCGTCGTTTCGCGGTCAAACGTGACGTGGCGCACGACGTCGATCTCGGTCCGGTATCCGGCGTCCTCGAGGATATCAGCCAGGACCGCAGTACACGCCCCGCGCACGAAGACTGATGCCCCGTCGCGGAACCCGGCCGCCGCGACTTGGCAGACCAGGCGGATGACCGGGGACCCGTGCATCGCCTCGCGGTGCGACGACTCCCAAAACGGCTGGCCGGCACGGAGCCGGTCAACGTCGACCGCGTCACCGTGGTCCGCTGACCACACGCGCTGGCGCCGGACGACCCGCGGCTGCATCTGTTCGCGCCGGATCTGGTCGTACAGCATGCGAATCGCGTCCCGGCCCTCGGGCCACTCAGTGGCGATCATGCGCCGCACGTCCTGCCAGCCGTTGACGCGGGTCCGACCGAACCACGATGCACCTCGATTCCACTCGATGTTCGTACGCGCGACGCTGCACGATGCGATCGCCGCCGTCAGCGCCTCGGATGCGGATTCGTATTTCACAGCGTCACCCCCATCCCGGAAGTGATGTAGCGCACATCGTCCTCGGACCACCCGGAGGTCAGCGCCTTCAGGATACGGGCCTGATTCCAGCCGCGGCACTTGAACATGCGATACGACTGGGCGAGGAAGCGGGTCGAGACGTTGCGCCGCATCTTGCGCGACCTCACCTTCGCGCGCACGCCCTGCAGGAATTCGCGCAGCTCGCGGTCCGGGCAGACCTGTGCCTCGATGACCGGATCGTAGTCCATCTCGATCTGGCCGAGGCGGAACCGGTCCAGCGTCGCGTCATCGAGCTGGGACCGTCCCACGTACACCCGGTCGAAACCGACACCGAACGTGTTCGCTGCACCGATGCACACGAAGTCCCGGTGCCGTTCAGCAGCGGGTTTTCCCGGGCGATTCATAACCGGCAAGCTGCCAGTCTCATCGAGACCCGCGTTGATGACCAGCATGACGTCCGGCATGGACGCATCGATCTCGTCCAGCAGCAGGACGCCACCGTTCTCGTAGAAGTCCACG